GGTGGACGGGGTGGTAGTTGTGACATTGAAAGAGCAAGATTTGATGGATATGGGCAAAGAATATTACAACTATAGCTTGTCAGTCACTGATCCGACCACTGGCCAGCAGCAAGTAGTTTACGCTGACGACAACTATGACGTTCGTGGCGAGTTGATTGTAAAGGCAGGGCATTATCCCACAGTGCGTGATAGCATTGAGGTTAGCATTCCAACCAACGCTGTATCACCCATCATCACCAGTGCTGTATTGACTGGCAGCAATTCACATGATCAGCGGTTGTCGCATACTGCCCAGTTTTATTTTAACAACTTTACGGGCAGCATTGACATCGAATCGACACTGGACGAGCTACAACCAAACGGAACAACGAGCGCGAATGTTTCGGTAAGCTGGGCTAACATTGATTCCGTTGCGTATGCTAATCAAACAACGACTGATTACCATAACTGGGAAGGAATCAGCTCTGGTATCCGTTTTGTGATTACTCCAGTGACTGGAACAGTAGAAAGGGTGGTATATCGTGGGTGATGAAATTTTGTCCGGCGGGATCGATGTCAATATTGTGTCTGGGACTGACGCTGAGATGATACTTGAGGAGTATTTTGATGTTTCGGTAGAAACCGAGTCTATGCCATTGGAGGCTGAGGACACGCAACGATTCAATGAGTTTGATAACCCAGGTGCCAAAAATCGATTTTTGGGCAACAACTGATTTTGCTGGGCTTGATCTTTAGTCAAACTGCTTTACTTTCCCTAAAGCATAGTGCATAATATGCACTATGCTTTCTAATATAATACAAGATACTGTCCTCCAATACTGGCACGGAAAACGTAATGTCAAAGGCTGGATTGTAAATAATGCTGTCTGCTGTATTCATAACGGCGAGACAGTAGACACACGTAAGCGTGGTGGAGTTATCGTAAATACTGACAACTCAATCTCTTACTCTTGTTTCAACTGCAACTTTAGCACACGATATACACCTGGGCAGCCAATGGGGCATAAGTTCAGGAAACTGCTCAAATGGCTAAATGTTGATGATTTAGAAATACAACGGCTGGTCATTGAATCCATCAGAGAAAAAGAGCAGATGGAAATGCTGGGGCTTATTGCTCCGTCGATCCAAGCAGATATCGTAAATATTAACTTTACCCCAGAGCCTCTCCCTGAAGATTCAATGAGCTTTATGCAAATAGCAGAGTGGAATGAGTTAAAAGGAGATTGGGCTAACTGTCATCAACTGTCCGCAGCAGTGGAATATGTTTACGCGAGAAAAATCAACCTGCAAAAATATGAGTTCTATCTTACCAACGCCAAGGAGCAGCAGCTAAATACTCGTGTTATTGTTCCGTTCTACTGGAAAGGTCAGCTTATTGGATACTCGGCAAGGGCGATGAGTGATGATGCATCAGCAAAGTATGTTACAAGAGTTGACAATGGGTTCGTGTTTAACATAGACAAACAGCAGCAAAACTGGCAGTTTGTGATTGTGTGTGAAGGATTGTTTGACGCAATGAGCATTGACGGAGTCGCAGTAATGCATTCAAGCGTGACCGCAACACAAGTAAACATCATAGAAAGTCTCAACAAGGAAATCATTGTAGTGCCAGATTGGAACCATAGCGGGCAGAACTTAATAGATGTGGCACTTAATAACGGGTGGGGAGTGAGCTTTCCAGTGTGGGCAGAGACCTGCACCGACATTAACGATGCAGTTGTAAAATACGGAAAACTGTTTGCCTTGAAAGCAATCGTTGATGCGGTTGAGCATAATCCGCTTAAAATAAAACTATTGAGAAAGAAATATGGCTATTAAAAACTATACGGAAGATGTGCAGAAGTTATTTTTGGAGATGGCTCTGCAATCGCCGACGAGTTATGTTAGGGTGCAAAATATTTTCAACCCATTAAACTTTTCACGGGCTATGCAAGCACCAGCTAAGTTTATTCAAGAGCATACGGATGAGCATAAAACTATGCCCACCTTTGAACAGATAAATGCTGTATGCGGAACTAAGTTGGCGCCACCAGGTGAGTTAAATGACAGTCACTATGATTGGTTCTTGCAAGAGTTTGAGGGATTTAGTAAACGAATGGAACTTGAGCGAGCAATCTTGAAGGCTGCTGACTTGCTTGAAAAGGGCGAATACGACCCAGTGGAAAAACTGATCAAAGATGCAGTTCAGATTGGGTTAGTTAAAGACATGGGCACTGATTATTTTGCTGACCCTAGAAAAAGGTTGATGGAGATTAAATCAAGCAATGGTCAAATCAGCACTGGTTGGGCTAGCTTAGATCGAGCACTGTTTGGGGGAATGAACCGTGGTGAACTAAATATATTTGCTGGAGGTTCAGGATGTGTAACTGCTGACACGGAGGTTGAAGTTGTTATCTTACCAAACATTAAGAGATTTGCTGCTGCACGAGTTCGTAACTAAAAACAACGGGTTCAATTCAAAAAAACGCATGTCAGAGGAAATTGCTTGCTCAATATTTGAACATACAAAATTTTTAGATTACCCAGCACCGTTGTTAACGAGAGTATCTTACTTGCTAGCGGGTGAAATAACGCAGCGAACATGCATTGAATGTGGAACCACAATCCGATCTCACAAATCATTTGCGAAAACTTCAAAGTTTTGCTCTGCATCTTGCAGCAAAAAAAGTAATGTAACTCAGCAAAAACGTATAACTACGACCATACAGAAGTATGGAGTTCAGAATATTTTTCAAAGAACTGACATCATTTCTCAATCGATTATTACGAAATATGGGGTTGACAATATCTCTAAATTAGACTCTACTAAGAAAAAAATTGGAATAAAAAGCAAACAAAACACCCAACTTAGACTTGAGAAAACGAAAATTTCTAATTTGAAGAACTACGGCGTTGAGCATACGAGCTCATTGGATGAAGTTAAGGGCAAGGTGCGATCCGCAATGATCGAACATTATGGGGTGCCTTCTTACTTTTGCACTGCTGAGTTTAAAACTAAAATGAACGAGTTGTATGACGGCATGAATCCGTTTCAGATTGAGGAAGTTAAGAAAAAAAGCAAACTTACTAAATTTGAAAAATATGGCGATGAAAATTTCAATAATCGCGGCAAAGCGTCACAAACAATGATTGAAAAATTTGGTTGTCACCCATCGCAAAGTCATTGGTCAGATGAAGTGAAGTTTTTCATGGAGCACCCAGATTCATTTGCTGATGTGTTGCATGGCAATACTATTAACGCAGTAGCCGAAAAATATAATCTTGCGGCAACTACTGTTCGAAACAGAGCATACGCAATGAATTTAATTGATTACGAAAAACGGCATAATCAATATGAAGATATAATTGCCCAATTTCTTAAAAAGAATAATATTAAGTTTGAACAAAATAATAGATCAATTTTGGCGGGGAAAGAATTGGATTTCTACCTGCCGGAGAAAGAAATGGCAATTGAATGCAACGGCATTTTTTGGCATAGTGAGTTAATGGGCAAAGGAAAGGACTACCATTTAGGAAAAACAAAAATATGTGATTCTAAAGGAATCAGGTTACTTCATTTGTGGGACTACCAATTTGATGACAATTTAGATTTGCTAACTAGCATGCTATCTGCCAGACTGGGAATAATAACATCTAAAATAAGTGCAAGGAATACTCAAGTTAAAAGTATATCTTCTGCTCAATTTTCTGAGTTCATGGGAGAAAACCATATTCAAGGCAAAGTTAATGCTAGCATTCGATATGGATTGTTTAGCGATGGAATATTAGTTTCTGCTATGGGTTTCGGGAAATCCAGGTATTTGAACACAGAATACGAGTTATTGCGGTTTGCGTCAATCAAACATCATTTAATTGTTGGTGGCGCAAGCAAACTGCTGACTCATTTCATACGCTCTAATACAGTTGACCGTGTAATCACATACGCAGATCGAGATATTAGCGCAGGGAATGTTTACGATTCCCTTGGATTCACATTGATGGGAGAAACACCACCGTCTTACTTGTATTTTAAGAATAGAATAGTGTATAATAGATTACAATTTCAAAAACATAAACTTAGCACCCAACTTGATGTTTACGATGCCAATCTAACGGAATGGCAAAATATGGTAGATAATGGATATAATCGTTTTTGGAATACTGGAAATTTTAAATATGAAATTACAAGAAAAAATTACTTGGCTTAGTCAATTTTATTCAGCTGCTGAGTTGTCATTACTTAACAGTAATACTTCTGCCGTTGATGAGTTGTATCAACTTACTCAACCAAAAAAAGTTCCGATCGGATCACTTAGTGGTAAGGTAAATGATCAGAAACTATTAGTGGCAAGTCCAGACGGGTGGGTTCCTGTTACTGATTGCGTTGAAAAAATCAAAGATATTATGTACAACTTTACCTTCGCTTCTGGGCGACAAGTTAAAGCTAGTTTTGATCATTTGTTTCAGAAGCCTGATTTAACGTGGCACTATGCAAAAGATTTAACAGTAAACGACATATTATTATCGAAAGAGGGGTATGACACGATCGTGGTTATCGATCAGATTAAGAAATCGACCAAGGTATATGATTTAGCAGTTAACCATAAAAATCATAGATATTACACGAATGATATTTGCAGTCACAATACGGGCAAATCACTTTTCATGCAAAACATTAGCGTGAATTGGTTTTCAGCAGGGTTGAATGGGCTATACCTGACACTAGAGTTGAGCGAGGGGCTGTCAGCAATGCGTATTGACGCAATGGTGGCAAACTGCAGCACGAAGAGCATTTTCAAGAATCTTGATGACGTAGAGCTCAAGATTAGAATGGCTGGTAAAAAAGCTGGAAAGTTCCAGATAAAATATATGCCAGCACAGAGCACAGTAAATGACATTAGGGCGTATATTAAAGAGTTTGAGATACAGACTACCTCTAAGGTTGACTTTTTGATGGTTGACTATTTGGATTTGCTTATGCCAGTTGGGGTAAAAGTATCTCCAGAAAACTTGTTTGTTAAAGACAAATATGTGTCAGAAGAGCTACGGAACTTAGCTAAAGAGCTGAATGTATTATTCATAACCGCCTCACAGTTGAACAGAAATGCAGTTGACGAAGTAGAGTTTGATCACAGTCACATCTCGGGTGGTATTTCAAAGATCAACACTGCTGACAATGTGTTTGGCATCTTTACTTCACGCGCAATGCGTGAAAGCGGTAAATATCAGCTTCAGCTATTGAAGACTCGTAGTAGCTCAGGCGTTGGGACGAAAGTTGACCTAGTATACGATGTAGAGAGCCTGCGCATTGTAGACGCTGGAGAGCAAGATAGTGATTCCCCGATGAGCAAACTGCCCGCCGCAGTGCTTAGTAGCTTGAAGACTAGGTCTAAGATAGTGAAGGAAGGGGAGTCACTCGATGGTGACACTGGTGAAATCACAGCTAAGAAGCCGCCAGTGGCGGATATCCAGTCTAAGAAACTTTCTAACATGCTGTCAAGCCTCAAGTCACAGTTAAAATAGTTTTGATCTAGAATGGCATAAATACTACAACTAAACTGGAGTATTTTCTTGCAGAAAAAGACACGATCTTTGCTAGACGAGCTGGATAACCTGCTGGTTCACCGTGATAGAGAAAACCTGCTGGAAAGCAGGGCAACGCACATCATCCAAGGCGCCATCAACCTGATTCAGACCCTGCGTGAAAACTATAATGCTGAAGTAGCTGCTGATCTAGAGCGACGATTGTTGAACAGCATTAGGGGTCAAGACGCTTCTAAGTTTACTCGCGGACTAAGAAGGATTAAAAATGAAAGTAAATGATATAATAGTTGACGAAGGGTTTTGGGACTCAATTAAAGCAGGAGCAACTGCTCTTAAAGATAAGGCATCATCCGCAGTATCTGCTACAGCAAATGCAGTAAAATCAGCAAAAGGTGCAGCATCGTATGGGTCATCTCCTACTACTCATGCGAATATGGGGAATAAAATAGTCAATAATGTAACAGCTTCAACCATTAAACGGTGGGAAGTCAATAAGTTGCCAACTCTGTCAGATGCAGTTAAAGCAGATCCTGCAGCATACAAAAAATATCTTGACAGATTTTTGAATCAGTATTACCGTGAAGATTACTCAAGTGACTTGGAGTTACAAACAACAGATTCAAAAGCTGTGCGAGAATATATTAAACAAGCAACTTATGCTCGCAATAATGGAGATGTAGTTCAACCAAAACAAGAGCAACCAGGTCAAGAGCAACCAACTCAAGAGCAACCAACAGCACCGACACCGCAATCAAACTTACCTGCTACACAGCAACCTCAACGGCCACCGCAACCGCAGCTACCGTCGCAACCTAGATTGACTGCGCCAGCAGCAACACCTGCAAGCAAATACGCTGCAACTAATGCCGATGCTGAAGACATTGAAGTAAAAACACCTGGGCAAAAACCTGCCGCACCGCAACCTGTAGTCGATCCAGCATCGATGAAAGATGAGTTTACCCCAGCGTATGAACAAGCGGTTAAACGTGGAGATCAAGCAACGTTAAAACTTATTGCTGCAGCAAGACAGCAAAAAGCCCAAGGAACACAAAGCGAGTCTATTCGTTTGCGGGCAAACAAACTATTAGAATCGATGATTACTGAAGGCGGGAATGTGTTTGACGATGTATCCCCAATCAAGAAAGAGTTTGTTCCGGGACTGATTAAAAATATCCAGTCCTTGATGCCACCTGGCATAAACATTGTCCCTCATATTGGCAGTGCTGGCTTTAAGATTCAATCTGGTGACATGGATGTATTCGTTGACGCAGGAAAAATAGCTAACTTTTTCAAAGCACCTGACGACAAGATTGCCAAAGTCAGGTTTAAACAGTATGTAAACGATAAGGGATTTCAAGCAGCACTAACTGGCAGAAACGTTCACGTGAGAATGCCAGTGCCTGACGGAACCTTCGTTCAGGTTGACGTCATGGTGATCCCAGACGCAGAGCGAGTGGCCCCTTTCCATCAGCACGGACCATCCGGGCAGTATGAAGATCCAGATTTTAAGGGTGGGCATCTGTTCATCATGTATTCTAGCCTAGCCAAGGCACTTGGGCTAAAGTTTTCTCCGTTTGAAGGTAAACTGGTAGATCGTGCCACCAATAAAGTAGTCGCAGATAACAAAGCTGCCGCCGCCAAGATTCTGTTAAATCCAGCAGCCACAGGTGCTGACATGGCATCTGTAAAATCTATTATGCGAGCTCTTGCCAACGACCCCCGCAAGGAAGAAAAGCTAGCTCAAGCTAGAGCTGACGCTACTAAGGGGCTTATCAACCTGCCTGAATCAGTTCAACCTGGGTCAGCACAATGGTTCAGGAACTTACAAAATCTACTATGAAAATCAATGAGATTGAGCTTGAGCTTGTAGGTGATCAAACTTTTTCGCTATCCACAGCTGAGCATTACCTGTCTATGGCAAGCCCGTTGGGGGTTGCTGGTGAGTTCACTGTATACTACGCTGAGTTTGATGATGCCAGGGTAGCAATGTTTGTTGATGATAAAAAACAAGTAGCCGCTTATGCTGGATTTCACTCACGGTTAAATGGTAAAGTTTGGATGGCTAGGCATGCCCAAGTTTTTCCGCCGCATGAAGGCAAAAACCTGATGGGGCAACTCTATAAATACATTAAAGAAACATTGAAGAAATCTATACAGAGTGACATTTATCAAACTTATGCTGGTAAAAAACTGTGGACAACGACATTGCCAGCACTAGGATTACACCCAATGATTTTTGACACTAAGACAGAACATATTATAGATCCAAAAACTTCTAATATCAATGTCTACCCTGGAGATGATGATTCAGAGGTTCAACGGTATTGCTGGATATTAGAAAAATACGACCATTACCCAGAACAAAATATTTTGCGTGAAAACTCTATTTTGAGTCCATATACTGGTCTATGGTGTAAACCTGGTGATAATAACAAACATAATTACATGCTATGAAAATAAGTGAAATAATAACAGAGTCAAGAAAGCCTACCTTCAAGTTAAACGAAGTGGGAATGAACCATGCTGAGGACATTATCTTCTTTGAGGGTAGTGCTGGCGCATTGCGTGTGATCAATAGTTTTAAATCTTTACCTAAGGAAAAAGATCAAGTGCTGTCCATTAAATGGGATGGGAAATTGGCTCTGTACGCAGGACGCACCAATGACGGGCAGTTCATCATGACTGACATGGCTGGTTGGGGAGCAAAAGGATACGACGGCATGTATAAATCTGCCAAGGAGTTCGTGGCGCAAAAATCAGCAAAAGGCGGCAACCCAGAATTCTTAGCAAAAATAACCCAACTGTGGCCTATAGTTGAGTCAGCCTTTCCACCTTCTTTCCGCGGGTTTATCAAGGGTGACATGATGTGGTGGCCAGGTGGTCTCAAGAGCACAGTTAAGCGATGGATATTTGGTGAGGGCACTACCACTTATGAGATTGACAAAACATCAGAGTTAGGCCGCCGTGTAGGTCAAGGAAAAGCGGGGCTAGCAGTTCATGGGTTTTACCCAGCAGAGGTGGCTGGGTCACCTGAAGAAAGAACCGCAGCAGAGCCAGCCCCGCTAAAAAATACAGCAGGGCTAAATCCCAATGGAGCACTATGTATCCTAGGCCCTGAAGTAAAGGTTGAGGGTAATATAGATTTGAGTAAGTCGCTCATTAAAGAAGCAACACAGTATATCAAGCAAAACGCAAAAGTTATTGACTCGTTCTTAGATGCCAACAACTTGAAGGCCCGTAAACTTACTAGCCTGCCTAACATGCTTTACACTTTTGTCAACCAGCAGACACGGATTCGTGATCTTGATCAGTTAGCAGCAAAGTTTCTACCTTGGGTTCAAGCCAACCCTAAGTTGTCTAAACAAATGGCACAAAATGTCATTGCGTATGTGAATGAGAGTGGCAATGCTCTCCAAACTATCTTCAATGTGTTTGACACTGTGACTAAAATCAAGCTAGACATTATCAATCAACTTGACAACGCGAGCACGACAATCTACGCCCACATTGGCGGTGTCAAGGGCGGGGAAGGGTATGTCGCAGCGAGCCCTGACGGGCATATTAAATTAGTTAGCAGGGAACATTTTTCGTCAGCGAATTTCGGTAATCATTAAATGAAGTTAGAGTTTATTGAACATTTGACAGAAGCAAGGATGTTTCGTGACACGAAAGACATCAAGGGGAAATCTGCTGATGAAATAGCCAGCATTGTGTATTTGATGATTATGATGATTGAGATTTTGCGGCACACTAACCCATCGTGGGTCGCTAACTACGCATCGCAAACAACTAACTATAATCCCTACGAAAATATTCACTATGCTGGGACTGATTTGGCTAATCTACTGGCTATCTTGATTCATCAAGACACATTTAGTGGAACTATAAAAATAAATGGTAGTATTAGTTTGCCTATTTTTCAAGTTCAGCGATATTTAAATGCGGTTAAAAGTCAGAGTAAAACAAGCCACAATGATGATGCCAGTTTTTTCTGGCGATTAGAAGAGTATTTACATCTATACAGCAATGGTGCGTTTAGAATCTTGCGTAGAGATGTGGGTATTTGGAAAGAGTTATCGTGGGCTGATAAGAATAGAATCATATTGATTCTACGACGAGAAATGGATCGTCACTCATCAAATACTGACATCTACTTGTGGTTCAAATCTAACTTCACCCTTAAAGAATCTGTAAACTACGGGTTGCCTGAGGCAGTTAGCTCACCAGATGATGTGAAGATCACCCTAGCCTACCACGACGAGTTAAATCCAGCATTGTGGGATGGTATGGAACTCCAGCCTGACGTAAAAGAAGCGTTGGGTAAGATAGCAAATAAGTTTTCAGAGTTCATTGATGTCAAGCAAATACAAATAGTTGACTATGTGATAACAGGAAGCAACTGCGCATTTAACTATACTGATCAATCTGACATTGACATTCATGTGCTAGTGGATGCGACACGGCTTGGCGAAAACCCACTAACCGCACCCTTCCTAATAGCGAAAAAATCAATGTGGAACTCAGGGCACGATATAACGGTCAAGGGCTATACTACAGAGTTGTATGCTGAAGATGTAAACGACAAAAATAGCAAACTGGTCGCAACTGGTGTCTACTCGCTGCTACAGGATCGCTGGCTTAAAAAGCCTACACAGCAGAAAGTTGAATACGACGATGAGGCAGTGAAAGCGAAAGCGTTTGATGTTATGAGCAGGATTGACGAGTTGATTGATTCAGGCACACAGAACATAGACGATTTAAATCGCATCTGGGACCAGATGAAACGCATGCGCAAAGCTGGGCTTGACTCGGTAGGTGAATTTTCAGTAGAAAACTTAGCCTTTAAGGTGGTGCGAAACTCAGGATACCTTGACACCTTGAGCGACTACGAAAAAAGTCTTGAGGACGAGCAGCTGACCTTGGAGAACCAACCTGGAGGTGTAGTATGAACAATGTGAGCAAGATAACACCACTGGCAATGCTGTTTGCGATGTTGGCGGGTTGCTCAACGGTGCCATTACCGTCGTCGGTAACGCCCCCATCCCCAGTTGTAGCAGAGGCACTTACTGCCCCTGACTCTGCTCCAGTAATGATAACCCCTCTGCCTGCTCCAGTTATGACTTTCTCACTAAGTGAGGAGATGCCTGCTATTGAAGAAAACACCAGCGCCGCCCCACCTCCTCCGCCTCCTCTGCCTCCTCCGCCTCCTAAAGTGACAGCGAAACGCAAAGCAGCAGTAAAGATCCGCACTGTGCTAGCACTGAGCAGCGTAGTAGATACACTGGTTAACACGGCCCATGCTGCGACCACTACACAGACAGTGACACAGGAGTTTGACCAAGCTGGCAACCTGAGCAAGAAGGTGGTAGTTGAGACCCGCGGGTCAATCATTGAGAACCTGGTGAAACTCATTGGTCTACTCACTGGCACCCTTGGGCTCTACGTAGGGTGGCAGAAAGTCCGCCCCCAACCTGCTCAAAATACTTGATTTTCACTTAAAGTGATGTTAGACTAAATACTTGATGGTTGTAATCCCTTTGACGCAAAGGCAGGCAAGACGGGGCTTCGAAGCCCCCCGCTACACCAAAAGCACTTTAACATGAGCGGTGAAAGTGTTTTTGATGTGGCGGACATGGTGATCGATTGCGTGAGATAGTAGAGACGGCAACTCGGGAATGTGAAACCCGTAGGATTAGGGCAACCTAGTCGAAGAAGCAAAACCAAAGTAAATGCAAACACATCTACTAACTCTGGTGTTAAAGTGACAGTAGCTAAAGGATTCCGCTTCGGCGGTTCTAAAGTTGCTGCAACTGAGGCAGCATTCGCCTAAA